GGAAGAGATGGCTATGTAAAACTGGGTGAGTTTAATGACCCGCAGGCAAGTCCTTTGCGGTGTTATGTAGCCAGTGCAGGACGGGAATTCGCGATTTTAAAGGTAGCAATTCCCACCGGCAGTTTTACAGTGCAAAATTACAACGGCGCAACTTATGAATGGACATGTCCCCAATTGATCACGAAAATAAAATGTACCTCGGCGGGAGAATGGGATAAATATGTAAATGTCACTCCAGGCACAGTTTATACATTTAGAAGAAATGCTAAAGGCATCGGAAAAGCTTATTGGAAGGTATACGTTGGGAATGATTTTCTTGTTTCTTTGTTTAGAGGAAATGCCCCGCTTATCGTTTCATGGTCACAAGATATTAATAATTCATAAGTAAAGGAGATGTTATTTTGATAATTATAGATCAATCAGTACCTATTATTTCTGCGTACGTTCCACCAGAAGCTGTACAAGATATTATGGGGACAATGTTTTTTACTCTTGCACTGCTATTGACAGATGTCCTTTTACGCATAGCCATTGAATGTGATGGATATATAAAGGCATCTCACAAAAAATATACCGTTTGGAATATCATTACCACATTTTTATGGTATGGATGGGGGGAATTATCCACAAGTAACGGAAAAAAGAAAAGATTTTTAGTAAGTAAAGGATTAAGAAATGCGTTGGTTATGAAAATAACGGTACAATATCCGGCGTTGTTTCTGTTTTCAACTTTGTCATTTCTGCTTCCTGATGTGGTAGTAATGGGGTGGAGATTTGACTTGATGATGTCTTTTGTCTTTGCAATAATACCTGTGGTCTGTGAATTGACATCAATCATTGAAAAACTAAATCTGTTAGATGCGGATTTAGTAAAAATATATGGGGAGTTTAGCAAGTTTGTTAAATCAATAAGAAAGGAATGACGATGGGAACACTGAAAAAACTATATACTAAGCTCGTCAGTTATTTACCGACGATACAGAGGAAATCCCGCCCGTCAATGTGGATTGTTTACATATATGGGGCGGGACTTATTATTTTATTTACTTTCATTATATTTTCTTGGGTTTATGAATTCATAAGAACAGGGAACCCGAACATCCAAGTTTTAATCGATTTTTTCACTAAATATACTGTGGCACAAGTTATTGCGGCATTTACATTTGTTTCTGTGTTTTTGGTTGATAAAAATAATGATGGACGACCAGATGCTGCAGAAAAAGAAGCTAAGAAAGAACTCAAAAAAGATGCACCTAAAATGCCAATGTTACCACCGGAATTTAGAAGAAAGGACTAATCATGACTAAATCAGAACTTGCAAGAGAAATAGCAAAAGGGATTATTACAACAGGAGTTGAAGGGGGGTATGGTGATGTATCATGTTCAACAGCTGGAGATTATCCAAGCATTGGCTGCTCTCAATGGGAAGGTGACCGGGCAAATTTATTGTTAAGTAGAATACCTGGCGGCGATCATTTTTCGTATAGAAGTTATTCAGATATTAAATATTCGGGAGAATTATGGGAGCTAAAAGAATTGCTTGTAAGTGAAGAAGGGCAAAACGTACAATTAAATATGCTTTCTGATGATTGTGAAGAATATGTAGATGAATTATGGAAAGTTGAAGATTTAGATGACACCCGCTGCACAATTTATGCTGGCATATGGTGCCCGACATCTCATTATGTCGTTCGCAGGTTCTTAGAACGGCGTCAGGAACGAGGTTATGATTTACGAGATATTGATGTAATTTATTCATTGTTCAGAAATCAATATGCAGTAGCAGCAAGTTGTGAAGAATATACAGAGGGATATGCGAATAGAGCAGATGTTACTTATAACTATGTGATGTCACTTAATTTATAAAATAAGAACATATGTACCGTGATTTCATTATAAATCGTGCCGCAAGAATAGGGTTTGCGTAGATCTTTTGATAAGTTATTCAAAAATGATCCAGAACGTCTAAAAAGCCCTTTAAAAAGCATTTATAGTGATTTTGCTTATTTTCTCAAAAACGAGGTGGAAAATGTGGAAAAGATTACTGAAAACTGGAAAATCAAGATTGTTTTGTCTATTATTTTTATTGTTACCATTATTTCATTCATCATATGCAGCGGAACCGGCGGAAATGGTAACGATGCCAAGAGTACAGTACAATCAATTAGTGACGACAATACGAATGTACGAAAACAAATCAACAATGCTCGAAATGAAATTGGAAACGCTACAACTGAACTCGACAGAGGCATTGAAAGCATTGATAGAAGCACAGAATCAATTAGCAGAAGTCAAAGCTACATTAGCGATAACGAAAAGATCATTGCAGAATGCAGAGATATCATTAGTGACAGCAAACGAGATTTTGAACAGGCAGAAGCTACAATTAGACAGATTGACGAAGCTAATAAATGACCTATCAGATGATGTAAGATTAGCTAAGCGTCAAAGAAACGCATGGGTGGCAATAGGTGTTCCCGTGTCTTTTCTTTTGGGCAGAATTCTAAATAAGTAGGGGTGATTATATGAGATGGTTTATATATGCACCGTTGCAATTACTCATTATGATAATCTGTTATATCACGAACCCTATTGTAGTATTGTTTGCCGACAAAGACGGGGAACTGCACGGTTTTTTAAGGAAGTGGCAGACATTTGATGATTCTTGTGACAGTGAGGACTGCGTAACAAAGTATGTCCCAAAATGGATACGGTATGATTTCTATAAATACTACCGGTCGGAGAAACAATACGATCCGAATTATGGACGGGTAATGAAAAAATCAATCAATATTGCACAATTATCCTTAATAGACAAATTAAAGCGATATTGCTGCCGTTTATTCTGGCTGTCAAGAAACTGCGCTTATGGTTTTGCACTGGACTGGTTCGGAGTGACAATCAATCCAGATGATGTTGTGATTATTGACAATTACAAAGTGGGAGAATCTGAAAGAAACGTACTTATTACACGTGATCTGAAATACTGGAAAATATATGATTCCATGCGGATTCCGAATACAAATTACAGATGGCGGATATATTTAGGGTGGAAGATTCATAACGTGCAAGGTATACATAGAGCAATGCTGGCACTCCGAATGTGGTTCTGTAAGATAAACTAAAATACGGGCGGGAAACCGCCCTTTTTTTTATTGTGATATAATTAATTATTTTGTTGTCGTCATATGTTAAAATCAAATCGTAGGAGAGAATTTTATGGCAACAAATAACTTTTCTTATGAAATTGGTGGTAAAAAGACAGAAATAATCGGTACTTATACTTGTAATTTGAGAGATGATGTTTGTGAAATTGGGAATTTAAAAATTAATTATGGTAAGGTAATCTGTGAACGGGGGAGCCTACTGCTTTATCGTGATGGGAAACTAATAGATCAGTGTTACATTCCTGGACTTTTTAAGTTAATAGATTCTCATGGCATAAAGAAGATATGGGGGTTAAAGGTGAGTTTCAAAACTGAAGAATTTGCTAAAAAATATGATGAGTGGCTTTCTAACTTAATTAATACCGGAACTACTTCTGAGGCGAAAGAATTTATTGCAAAGAAAAATGCCTCACAAAATGCAAGGCGCCACATCAGCTCTGTTAGTATTTAAGCATATTTCAGAAGATTATTTTTCCGCCCTTTCTTCCGCCCTTTTTTTATAAATCACGTGGTAAATGATAGTGAATGATGGTAAATGAAAATACATGTAATTCACTTTATCTCCTGATTTTACCGAAGTAAACAGTGATAGATAGTAAGCGATAGATTGAATATTAACATTACTTCCGATAACATTAAATTATCGGAAGTAATGTTGTAGTTAATTTTAAAGAGGTATTGCCACGGCTATATTATTTTGATATATGGAGGAATGTAAGTGCCTGAAAAACATTTTTATTTACGGAATATCATCCAGACAAAAGATAATTTAAGACTGTCTGATAAAAGTAAAGAAACGCTCTCCGAAACAAAAGCGGTAAATACCGTTGATGCTTATGAATCAGACTGGAATGATTTTTGTGACTGGTGTAAATATCATAAGGTATCGGCCTTCCCTGCCACCGTAGAAACGATTGTAAATTATATTAATGATTTAGCTGATTATGCAAAAATTTCTACAATCAGACGTCGCATAAGCGCTATTTCAGAAAATTATAATGCAGCCGGATTTTCTGAACAAAATCCCTGTCGAGTCTGGATTGTCAGGGAAACAATGATTGGTCTTACACGGACGAAGGGTGCTATGCAAAAGGGTAAGACTCCTATTTACTGGGAAGAATTGGAGCAAATGATTTCTTACATAGATACTGACAGCCTGTCAGGAATAAGGGATAAGGCGATTCTCCTCCTAGGTTTCCTGGGGGCGTTTAGAAGAAGTGAACTTTCCGGCTTGGATTTTGAAGACATCACCAGATATCCACAGGGAATTATTGTAACCTTAAAACATTCTAAAACCGATCAGGAACAAGTCGGGCAACAGGTCGGTATCCCCTACTTAAAGAATCCTGATATGTGCGCTATTGTTGCTCTTAATAAATGGATTCAAGAGGCTCAAATTACTTCTGGGCCATTATTCAGAAGAATCCTGAAAAACGGAAGGCTTTCATCCCACAGGTTAAGTGATAAAAGTATCAATTTGCTTGTAAAGAAATATATCGAGCTTATCGGCCTGCCTGTTGAATTATATGGTGCTCATAGTTTAAGACACGGTTTTGCAACTTATGCAGCACTTCACGGTGTAGAAGAACGTTTAATTATGAAACAGACACGTCATCGTTCTGTTGAAATGGTACGGCACTATATTAATGAAGCTGATTTATTTACAAATAACCCGATTACAATGATATTTCAGAAGAACGATAAAGGATGAGACTTCTTATTTCAAAAGAATAAAGAACGTATGTTCATATGACAGCACAAAATGTCAAAAGAACATGCGTTCTTAGCTTTCCATATATAATTACTTGGATATCATTGGCAAACGTATTGTTTGACCGGGAACTAAGTTACCTGAATTTTTTATAGCATTTAACCGTTTAACTGTATATATGTATTCTCTGATATCCATGCGGTTATCGGTTTCCTTTGCCGCTATATCCCATAAGGTATCATTCTCTTTAATAATAATTTCTTTATAGACATAATTGTCCGATAGAACTGATGCATTGACTCCCCAACCGCATAGTAAGACTGCTGTGATAAATAAAAATAAAACTTTACCCATAATCAT